ATCAATATATGAGCATAATGGATGCTAAATGGGGATTTAAAAAACTTCAATTTGAATACTGGAGAGATGCGATTATCGGTAGTAGTGCCATATTACAATAGGCGGGAGCTTTTAATAAATACATTAATCGAATAAAAGCGAATGCTTAAAAAGAATAAAGTTTGGTTTTTAGACCATGTACCAAAATATCTGCATATCTATTGGGGTGGTGGCAAATTAAACTATCTCCGGTTCCTCACTGTTAAGACCTTCAAGGCTCTTAATCCTGATTGGCAAATTATATATTGGTGTCCTAAGGATCCATTTAAGGGACAAAGCTGGGAAACAGAGAAGGGTCGGGAAAGTATTAACGATAAAGATTATAAAGATTATTTGCCTGATCTCGAAAAGATAACAACAAAGATTCCGGTAGATTTTAAATCGTATTTTCCTCTGGTTAATATGCCAGAGGTTCACAAGAATGATTACATAAGGATTTACGCTCTATTTTATTATGGTGGTGTATGGAGTGATATGGACATTCTTTACTTTAAACCTATTGAAGCCTTAAAAGTGAACATACCAGAGAATAAAGATAAGGAATCGTTTGTCTGTATAGGTAACTATGGTCATTCCACGGGGTTTAATATGGCAGTAAAAGAGTGTGGTTTTTTTAAAAGGCTTTACGATGAGGTATTGAAGAAATACGAGCCTTATAATTATCAATGTTGGGGGCCTGACCTGTTTAATCGTCTCTTTAAGACTGTTCAGTCAATACATAGAGGAGTGAATCTCTCGATGGATGTAGTATATGCTCATGATTGTTATCACATGAAAGAACTATTAGAAGATGCTCCTGCGAGGTTTAACGATGAGTCAATAGGCTGTCATTGGTACGGTGGCAATTCACTTTGGGGACGTTTCCTGAACCAGACTAAGGGAGGGGAAGTTAATTTATCAAATAGTATAATCAGCAGATTAATCAAAGATGCAAATAGGCTTACGGATATTTAAAACTGCGCTTATTATTTATGAATAGATTTATAGTTGTCATACCAGTTTATAATGCTGAAAAAGAAATAGGCAGATGTGTTGATTCTGTAAGAACACAGGAATATAGCGATTATGATTTTATTGTCATAGATGATGGATCGACTGATAATACTTATTTTGAGGCTTCTCGTAGGGGTGCAAAGATGATTCGTAATTACCAGAGGAAGGGCTCTGCAACAGCAAATATAGTGAGGGGCATTAATGAGCTTTCTAAAGACAAAGATGATATAATTGTTATCGTTGATGGTGATGATTATTTAAAGGATAACCAAGTATTATCTTATCTTAATGAGATATATACTGAGGGCATATGGATGACCTACGGGCAATATGAATGCCTTAGCGGTCAGTTTAAGAATGTTTGTCAGCCGTTCAACAGGGTGCATACTTGTAAACCTAATGGGGAACGTACCATGATCTCTATTGAGACGTCTGATTACAGGACTTGCGGCTTATGGTTTACGAGTCATCTGAGGACTTTTAAGCGCTGGTTATTTGACCGGATCGATGATCGAGACTTAAGGAACGAAGAAGGAGAATATTTTAAGACCTGCTGTGATGTGTGTCTTATGTTCCCAATGATCGAAATGGCCGGGAAGCATATCAAATTTATTGATAAAGTTTTGTATGTTTACAATGATTTAACTAATCAGTACGGGAGTAGGGCTGAGGAGAATGTAAGAAATTTTAAGTATTTACAGAAGAAACCAAACTATAAGGAGATATGAACGAACCATTAACAGTAATATTCTTTTCGTGTCGGAGACTTCAGATGTTAATTGAAACGGTACAATCGTTTATTCATTTTAATAAGTATCCGCTTTATGAGTTTATAATTGTCAATGATAGCGCCGATGAAAATATTCATACGGAACTTGAAAAGACATTTGAAAATGTGACTTTTGTCTTTAATAAAGAGAATGTCGGGCTGATGAAAAGTATTGATATTGGATACAAGTACATAGATACCGGGTATTTCTTTCATGCCGAGGACGACTGGAAATTAACAGCCCCGGGATTTGTCGAGAAATCGATGGCACTTATGAAAGCCCGGCCAGAAATTGAAGAAGTATGGCCTCAACTCTATAATATACACGATGCAGAGCCGGAAGTGTTAAATGCTGGTGGTGTTTATTATCGACTTGTGACTATGTTTCATTTGAAGGGCCAAGATGGACCTTATGGCTGGCATGGTTTTAGTACAGCCTTTTCTTTAAAGAGATTAAGCGATTATAAAAAAGTTGGTGAATACTGTAAAGTGCCTTTTGTTGGGAATATTTGGCAGCGTGAACAGGCTATTGGGGAACAATACCGATTACTTGGTTATCGGACTGCCGTGATAACCGACTCAAAAGGCACAGTACAGAATTATGCTACAAATATTGGTTATGGGGAAAGTGAATATAAGTTCGGAACAGAGAGTGATGGGCGAAAAGATAAGTAAATTGTTAATAACTTTATTTGACAAAAAAGAAATTATATTTTATATTGCAAAACCATGTATGGAGTTATGCTAACTATAAAAGAAGATGAAAGACTGTGAAAGAGCTGATATAATTGTTCAGGTATTCGATCATAACGAAAAGTTAAAGATTGAAGGATATACAGTTGATGTATTAAGAGTAAAGCCTCACGAGTATTTAGATAACGAGAATGATTTAGCATTGGAAGTATTAATAACATTAAATAAAGATGATAATAGAGAAGTATCAATATAAAAACGGAGATTACGAAATATTATCTAAATGTTGTACACACGAAAGGACACTTAATATTTTTAAGGATAATTATATAAATAGTTATTCTACAAAAGAACTTCGATCAGAATACGGAATAACCAGACAGCGAATTAGCCAAATATTAAACGTTGCGATAAGGAGAATAAATAAACAAAAATACAGAGATGATACGGTACAAGAAGGGGAAGTGTGTGGTGTACTCAAAGAAGGGGAAAAAACTATCAAAACCGATGAGCAAAAAACGTGCTGTAAGGCGCATGAGACAGATTGAATAGTTTAAACATAAGAAGAAATGAAACAGCCAGAGATAATAAGTAAATGTAATTGCGGGAAGAAACGCCCGAAGGTTGTTGTTAAAAAGCCTAACAAATAACCTTTAATTTTTAAGATAATAAAGGATAAAAAGGTATTAATATATAAATACCTAATTGTAAACAACAATTATGAACAATGGCGAAAGGTAAGAAGGGATTTGAGAAAGGAGTTTCAGGCAATCCAAATGGGAGAGCGAAAGGTTCTCCAAATAGGACAACTAAAGAGGCAAAGGAGCTTCTTGAGTTTATAATGTTCGGCCAGCTTGACAATATGAATGATGCACTTGATATACTTTATAAGAAAGATCAATCACGTTATCTTGACGCTTGCTCAAAACTATTCACTTATGTTTTGCCTAAAAAGACAGATGTGACAAGTGATGACAAACCATTAATTCCTGATTTACCAAAGGTAGTCATTAAGTTAAAGAATGATTGAGATTGACCAGATAGTAAGTGAGCCTCAGTTAGCGATACTTCAAAGCAGTTCTCCTATGAATCTGTTTCTTGCTGGCGTCGGATCTGGCAAGACTTTTTTAGGCGGTGTGCTTTCAAGACGGTTCATTGCAGAGTTCCCAGAAGTGAGGGGCTTTATTGCTGCGAATACTTATGATCAGTTAAATACCTCAACTCTGTTTCGTATCAGGGAATATTGGGCGAGTGTTGGTATGACTGAGTATTCACGTGAAAATCCTAATGGTGTTTACGTATCCGGCAAAGAACCTCCTCAACACTGGAAGAAATGTAATCGCAACTTTGACCGTTTCAATAATATTATCTCATTCTATAACGGCGCCCTTATTTTCACGGGGTCGCTTGATTATGCTGTTGCTCATTCAGGGAAAGAGATAGGATGGGCTTTACTTGACGAAACAAAAGACTCGCGAGAAGAAGATATAAAAGAATACATACTTACAAGGCTTCGTCAACCCGGTATGTATAACATTAATGGAATGTTATTCAACAAGGGCGAATCTAAGTATCAATGGAACCCTGTCTATTTTTTGACTTCACCGGCTAAAGTTGATTGGATTAATGAGATGTTCCAGCTTGACAAACATATTGATGAGATAAGCTCAAAGATATACTCGAAAGAGACGTTCTTCCATAAGATAATTAATGGTTGCTGCGTGGTTATTTCCTCGACATATCATAACATAGATAATGTAGGTGAGAATTATATAAGGAATATCATAAATACGAATAGTGAGGAGCGCGGTAAGGCTCTTATCTATGCTAATCCCTTCGTTATAACAGGTGGTGAGTTTTATTCATCCTTCAGTCGGCTAGCTCATGTAGCTCCTGCTAAGTACGATCCTTCGTTACCTATTCATATATCTTTTGATCAGAACTCCGTACCTTATAACTCAGCTTTATTAGCTCAGGTAGTTCATAATCGTGATGAATCATGGCAATGGCGATTTATTGATGAGATAGCACTTCCTAATCCTCGTAACTCAACAGAAGAAGTATGTGAGGAGTTTATAAGACGTTACCCGAATCACAAGTCGGGATTATTTCTATATGGTGATGCTTCGGGTCATAATAGGACGACTATGAATAAGGATTTTGCTCATCATTACGAGATAATATCTTTTAAGCTAAGAAAGTACTTGAATAACTATTCTGACAGGACTTTAGTTAGTAACCCTTCCGTTGTCTTAAGAAGGGATTTCATTAATAAGATGCTCGAAGGCAAGTTACCTGTTAAGATAACTATTGATGAGTCGTGTCATTATCTTATAAGCGATATGATGTATTGCAAGCAAGCTCTTGACGGTGGCAAGGATAAACATATCGTAACCGATAAAGAGACGGGCGAGAAATATCAGAAATACGGACATTTTGGAGATTGTTTTACGGGAGACACTTTGGTTATTACTGATAAGGGAGATAAAATGATTTGTGATATAAATGTTGGGGATATGGTATTAACACGCAATGGATACCGGAAAGTTATTGGCACTCAACATAAAGGTTTAAAAATGGTGAATAGCTATAAAATAGGTGATAAGATTATTACTTGTACTGATGAGCATAAAATATTTGCTAATGGTGAATTTATTATGGTCGCAAACTTGGTAGATAAGAATATATTTGCTATATTTGCAGAAAAAAAGACATGGTTACAGAAGTTATTTTCATGGACGGGTATAAATTCCATAGATACCCAGAAGCAAAGAAAAAATCAGATCAGCATTATTTCAGGGGATGGATCAAGAAAGATGGGGTTTGGAAGAAAACCACATTACATCGTTACGTTTGGGAGAAACATAATGGGGCTATTCCGAAAGGTTTTCACGTTCATCATATCAACGGTGATTTTGCGGATAATAGAATTGAGAATCTTTATATTATCAGTCATTCAGAACATTTGCGATTACATTACAATAAGTCTTCTCAAGAATATAAGGATAGCAATACAAGAAAACTCATTGATCTTGCAATACCCAAAGCTGTCGAATGGCACAAATCAGATGAGGGGATTAAATGGCATAGAGAAAACACTCCAAAACTTATATATACAGAAGAATATACAAGAATTTGTGTTGGATGCGGGATTGAATTCAAATCTAATCTTAGAAAAAAGCCAGATTGGTGTTCGAGAAAATGTCAACTCAAATATCAAGCAAGAAGATATAGAGCAGAAGGAAAGTATCAAGAAGAAAGAGTCTGCGAAACGTGCGGGAAAGTATTCAAAACTTATAAATGGAATCCGAATAGATTCTGTTCCCGTAACTGTGTCCAAAATCGGGCAAAGTAAAAGAAGATTTGTTTACGATATTACAGTAGAGCAAGACCATGAGTTTTTTGCTAATGGGATTCTTGTGCATAATTGCCTCGAATATATGGCTGTTGAATTATTTAAAACATACTATAATGGATAATGTAATTGATTTTGAAAATATATTCAGAAAAGAATATCCGAATAGAATATTAAAATGTACTGAAGATAGTAATACTGTAAAGGAAATGAGAAAGGCGGAAATCGAATTGAAACTAAAGGGGGGGATTTCATTTTATTGTGGCAAAAGGCATAAATACATTTACATACCAAATACGAAATAGAGATGGATAGAATTGAGGGGTTGGAATTATTAACAAAGATAATTGATAAAGAGATTTATCACGAAGATTATAAACGAGTAACTGATCTGGCAGATAAGTATTACAAGTTAAAGACAGGGGATGGGTTAGAGGACTTGTTACAGAAGATTGAAACGAGGGTCACAGATGAGGAGTTTGACCAGATAAAGCGTATTTATCGGTCAATAATCCCGGCTACTCTCAACTCAACAAAGATGCCATTCCTGAAGGCTACAAGAAAACTCCCTAAGAAGTCTATTGATTTCAATGATGAGTCAGAGAAGAAAGAGGTTGAGCTTCAGGGGTACATTGATAAATACTGGGGTGATAAGTCTTTAGAGAAATACTTAGAATATGCCTTTGTCGATTACAACTATATCGATCCTAATGCTTTTCTGATTACTGAGTTTGATGACTTCGATCCTAAAGTAGAGAAGGCTTCTCCATATCCATTTGTGGCTTCTTCAGAGGAAGCTATTATGTTTGAATATAAGAATGAGATACTTCAATATCTTGTCGTGAAACTTCCGATAAAGTACATGGATGGAGATACTGAGAAAGACGGTGCTAAATACTCATTGTATTTAGGACAGGATACTATTGTATTCAGTCAGGTAGCAAATAAAGGCACTTTTGGTGATCAGGAAGTCATTGAGATAAAAAGCAAGTTTTACGCTGTTTACTACTTTGAGCCTAAAAACGACAAAGTTCCTGCCATAAGATTCGGTTATCTCCGGGATGAACAGACCAAGGGCCGAACATTTGTTTCGGTATTCCATTGTGTTGTAGGATTGCTTGAGAAAACACTGAAGATTGATTCCGAACTTGACCTTAGTTGTGCTATGGTTGCCTTCCCTCAGAGGTTTGCTTATGTCAGCCCGTGTAAGAATACCGGGTGTATGAGTGGTTATATGGCAGATGGGAAAGAATGTCCCGTTTGTCATGGTACGGGTACTGAACCATTTCACCGGGGGACACAGGATATTATTACATTCGCAATGCCGAGGGACAAAGATCAAATGATGGATCTTAATAATATTCTGGTATATAAAGGCCCGGACATCAATTTGCTTACTTTCGATTCAGAATACCTTGAGAAGTTAGAGAAGAAAGTTCACGCTAAGATGTTCAATGCTGATCTTTATACCAGGGATCAGGTATCAACAACAGCAACCGAACAACTATTAGAGGCGGATAATCTAAATGATACTCTTTACGGGTTTGCTCAACATTATTCATCTGTATGGGTATTTGTTGTTAAAGACATAGCTACTTTCACTGATCTTCCGGGAGCGATACTTGTTCATCAGTTCCCGAAGGATTTTAAGTTTAAGACGCTTACGGAATTAATGACCGAGCTTCAGTTAGCTAAAAGTGCTTCAGCTTCTTCGGCTACAATAGCAGCTATTGAAGATGATATGAATGAATTGCTTTATGCCGATAGGCCTGATGACCTAAAGAGGATCAATGTGAAGAACTTCTTTGATCCATTCAGAGGATATTCGGAGTCAAATATCCGATTTATCATTTCACAAGGCAATACGACACTTTATAATCGTACTCTTTGGGAGAATAAAGAGGCTATCTTTCAGGAGCTGGAAAGAGAAAACGAGAATCCATGGTTGTATGATCTTGAAATGACTTTAATAGCCCAGAAATTAGAAGTTAAAGTAAATGAGTATATCCAAAGGATTAGCGGTGAACGTGAAAAACTAATGGCAGAATATGAAACAACCGAGTGATATAATTTGGATGAAACGGTCAAAGGGTTTTTACAACTGGGCATGGGATGTAGTGACCGGTTGTAAAAACGGC